AAGATGCTGCACGGCAGATTCGAGAGATACGGAGGGGGACGGCATGACTAGCCGGATCGAGCAAGCGGCACGTGTGCTATACGAGGACGACACAGGCAACTCCGCCGACGACGTGGACTTGTGCGACCAGTGGGAGCTGGACCAGTGGCGAGCAGCTGCCGCGACCCTGCATAACGCGGGGCTACTCGCCACCCACGAAGAATGGCGCGCCAAAGGCGAAACCGACGACGACATGTTCGAGACCCGCACCTACAGCGACGCGTGTTCCGCGTACCACTGGGCAGCGGGCGGCACGGTCGAACACCGCTGGGCCACCGAGTGGGAGGCCGTGGAATGAGTGATTTGACAAAACTTTGTCGGATGTCACTACACCCGTATAGGGTTAGGTTCACCTGTCTAGCTGATCCGACTATCAAGTAAAGAAACGGCGGACTAGCTGGGCGGGGCACCCTCGGGGGTGATTGCGTTAGTAATGTCTTAGCTGTGACATACGGTACTTCTACTGTATTTAAGCGACACCGGGAGGAATGATGAGGACTTGAACCGATACTAGAAGAGAGGGTAAATCCCTCGGGAAGTGTGAAGTGATGCAAAGGCGACTGTTTGACCACGAAATCGTGTACATGCGGGACGTGCAGGACATGACGTGGGGTGAGATAGCGGAGATTGATGGCCGTTCACCTCAGCGGATGATGCAGATTTACCGCAAGTACAAGGATTCCCCTATCACCACTATCAAGGAGAATTTTCCTTGGAAAGTGCCCGCCACGAAAGACGTGTGGAGCCACCCTGTGGCTAAAGGGATGAGGTACCACGGGTACGCGATGATAGGGGAGGACTTGACAGAGGACGCCGCGAAGCGTCGTCAACAGTTTCTAGAGCGAATCGACTACCTGAATCATGTTGTCGATTACGGTCCGCAATACGGCGGAATACCGGGCTGGACATCTAAACCCGGTTTTGCCCTACTCCCTCGGGAAGAGTCGGATGAGGGATACATAATCAAGATGCGGGCCGGGATTCGGCTCACTGATCTTGGCGAAAAGATTTGGCGGTTGCCACCAAGTGTTTAAGGAAAAGTGTTATGCCGGATGTTGCCAACAAGGACCGGATTCGTTTCGTAGAAATCAAAGACCGCATGTGGGCGTGCTACCACGAGGACGGGAAGTTTGTTCTTGAACAGTCCGCGATGGTCGCGGATCACGAGGTTCAACGGTTCCTTGATATGGCGGAAGGCCTCAACATGGTTGAGGATTTCGGGTTCTCGAACAAGTTTTTTGTTGGGCAGGAAGCGAGGTGCCGACGATGGCTGACAGCATGACTAAACCGTATCGTTCGGTATCCCAGCACAACACCTATGTGCAATGCCCCATGCGGTACAAGCTTGAACGTATTGACAAGGTGTGGCAGCGGCCGGCAGCGTGGCTGAGCCAAGGCACCGCCGTACACGCCGCTCTAGAGGCGTGGGAACGCTCGGGTAGAACAATGCCCCTAGAAGCCGTCCAGGACGTGTTCAGGGACGAGTATGCTGCTTCTATTGAGGAACAAGCCGAGGTCACCCCTAACACCGAATACTGGTTCGCTTCAGGCCCGTACCGGGGCGCAGTAGACATCGAGCGCCGGTACGGGATCGGGCTGGAACAGTGCGAAAAGCTTATGGCTTGGTACGACAAGCATCCCGAAGAGGTAGTTTGGGTCACCCCCGACGGTACTCCCGCTATCGAGCTTGGCTACGAGGTCGAAATCGGCGGGGTTCCCGTTCGTGGTTTTATCGACGTGATTATGTCCACCCCCACAGGGTTGGTTGTACGTGACATCAAAACCGGGAATATGCCGGGAGATGAGTTCCAGCTGGCTACCTACGCCTTGGCTATGAAGATCATGTACGACGTGGAAATCACCACAGGGGATTACTTTATGGGACGTACGGGCAAGCCTACGGTGCCGTACGACTTGACTGAGGAACTTCCGCTGGTGCCCGGTAAGTACAAAGACATGAACGCAAAGGTTGAAGCGGGGGAGTTTCCTGCGAAACCGGACCCGAAAAAGTGCGGGTTTTGCGGTGTCCGCACTTCGTGCGCGTTCGCTGAGCTATAACCTACCCCGAAACGGAGGGCATAATGACACCCGACTATTGGGAGATATACACGCTAGTAGACGAGGCGATTTGCGCCTCAGACGACCGGCTAGAACAAACCAGACACGCCGCCGACGAAATTATGAACTACCTGGGGTACCCCGAGGTAGTCGAGTACGAACGTACTTGTGAGAAGGCTTTCGAGATTTTGTGGGCCGGCGGTCCTTTGCCAGATGCGGGGGCTTACGACCGGGTGCGCGCAGCCATCAAAAGCGGCCGGCTAAAGGTGGTGGACCCCGATGAATAGACACGAACACAGGCTTGATTTGATCCGCGCTTATATCGGCGGATATCTGAAATACACCGACTCCGATCATATGGCACAGGTGCTTGGGCACATCCGGGACTTGGCGGAAGGGGTGGATGTTGCTGACCTTAGCGCAAAGCGCACGAGTTAGAGGCGCGGCAGGAGACCCGTTGCCCGAAGTGTGGAAAGCACTCGCGGACAAGGACACCAGGTTTCTACGGGGACAGCTCTGCCTAGTAGCAGCCGGACCAGGTACCGGAAAGTCCGCTTTCGTTCTCAACTACGCCCTCAAGTCCGAAGTATCCTGTTTGTACTTTTCGGCAGACTCAGACGCCTACATTCAACTATCCAGGGCTATATCGCTTCTAGGCGATATTGACACCTACAGTGCCGGCAACCTGGCGCGTAACGGTTCCCCGGAGCAGATCAGCGGCATTATCGGGGACGTACCCGTCAGGTTCTCGTACGAGGCTTCACCCACGCTCGACCATATCGAGCTTCAGTTAATGGCGTACGAGGAACTGTACGGGGATTACCCTGAACTGATCGTGGTGGACAATGCTCTAGACGTTGTTCTAGACGACGATTCCGAGGGCTATTCTAGTCTGGACAATCTTATGTCTTGGCTGCATGATCTGGCACGAAATACTTCGGCATGCGTGGTGGTTCTTCACCATGTAACCGGCACTTACAATGACGCCGATAAACCCGTACCATTGTCAGGTATCAAAGGGCAGATTGGCCGTGTCCCCGAAATGATTCTAACCCTTCATAAAGAAGTTAACGAGGGGTTCGCGGATATTCTGAAAGTGTCTACCGTCAAAAATCGTGGACAAAAAGCAGACCCGTCCGGTTATTCGTATGTCGAACTTGAATTTGACGGGGACAAAATGAATATCAAAGACTACAACAACGGGGCTAGTTCCTCGGGATGGGCCGATAATGTCACACCATTTTGAGGTAGGGAAAATTGTTATCAAATCCCTAATCAACGATGAAGGTCAAAAAGAATCCTCGTACGATATTCACGGGGAAATGGCGAATTGGGAAATCATTGCTTTGCTTGAACAACTCAAGCTGCAAATTTGGCTTGATTCAATGGTTTCAGGGGCCGAAGAGGACGAAGAATGAGCAGGCCGGTACGGCAGCGTAAGCCGTGCGTGGACTGTGTTCGAGAGGGCATCACCACCAAACGCAAGACACCTCACCCTGGGCCGCGCTGTGCGTCTCACCATAGGGCGAAGAAGCGAGCTCGGAGAGACTACAGCCATTCGACGCACATCTTGGAGCTGTACGGAATCACTTCCGAACAGTATCAAGCGATCTACGAATACCAAGGCGGCAAGTGCGCCATCTGTCAGCGTGCCACTGGCTTTCGTAAGCGCCTGAGTGTTGACCACTGTCACGAGACTGGTGAAATCCGACTCCTCGCGTGCTCGCCATGTAACCGTATGTTGGGTCATCTTCGGGATGACCCTACCGCTTTTGAGAGGGCAGCTGAATGTCTAAGGAATCCGCCGGCAAGAGCGGCGCTCGGGGGAATGCACTTTGTTCCATCGACGGGTGCTCCCGTAAGGCCCGGTATAAACAATCGGGCTGGTGCCAAACCCATTATCACCGATGGTGGCGAACCGGCAGCCTAGAGATCCTGCCTAAGGAACCGCGAACCGATTTGACCTACTTCGGGGCGCATGGCCGTGTAAAGGTGTTTTGGGGATCCGCTTCTCAGTTCAACTGTGTCCACTGCGGAGGTGGCGCACAGGATTGGGCGTACGACGGGGCAGACCAGGATGAGCTAGACGGGTTCGTGTTGGATCGTTACCCGGTGCGCTACTCGGTTTGGCCAGAGTTTTATATGCCGCTATGCAAGGAATGCCATAGCCAGTTTGACGGACGGGTAAGGGCGGGACGCCGAACCGAGTGCAAGTACGGGCATGCGCTGACAGAAGCGAATGCGTACCGACCACCGAGCGCACCCCACACTTGGGAGTGTCGGATTTGCAGAGCGGAACGTTCCCGCACTGCCTATCTAAACCGAAAGAAGGACCAGGAATGAACCCTACAGAGCTTGACGAGTTACCGCCGATGTCGGCGGTAGTGACCGACCAAGGCTTGGTTTGGCAAAAAGGATACACAAGATGGTTTACCCCAGGGGTTAGCGCTCCTGCGGATTCGGTCACTCTGTCCGAGTTCGGGAAGCTACAGATTGTTTGGGAGGGTGAAGCGTGAAGGTTTACGTGGTTATGGATGACCGTTTCCCAGACCCCGAGGCGGTGTTTTCAAAAAAGAAACACGCAGTCGAGTACGCACAAGCGATTACACCAAGGCAGGAACACATAAAGGTTTATCGGCACAAAGTTCACGATAAGCGATTGTTCGACTTTGAATCTCCACAAGGGGAAAGAATTGTCACTAATCCAAGCAGTTATTGAACACTATCACCCCGAATGGGAAGCACCGGACGATAACGGTAAAGAATGGATTCTTTGCCTGTGTCCTTTCCATGCAGAAGAAAACCCTTCTGCCTCTATTTCGTATGTAAACGAGGCGTTTACCTGTTTCGCGTGCATGGTTAAAGGGGATGTTTACAAGATTATTCAGGACGCGGAGGGGGTGAATTTTGGAGAAGCTAAGCGAATCGCGGAAGCTATGGCTACAGAACGCGGTATCGACTTTTCACGCGGCTCTTCCAGAAAGCCTGGCCGAGGGGTTTCTAGAGGGGAGGGGCTTGCACGACGGCGGGGACATAACCGAGCAGGTAAACAAGTACCGGCTAGGCTTCGTCCCAGACCATTCACCGGGTTTTGAGCAGTACGCCGGACGACTCGCAATCCCGTACCTGAGACGGCACCCCCGGCATGGCTGGTTTTGTATCGGTATGCGTTTCCGCCGGCTCACTGATGGCGTGGACTACCCACCCAAGTATGAGGGGCTACCTGGTGAACGTACACGGCTTTACAACACACAAGCACTCAACGTACCCACAGAGGTTGTCGGGGTCTGTGAGGGCGAACTAGACGCCATTACGGCGTCACTGTGTGGTATCCCTACCGTGGGTGTTCCAGGTGTTCAAAATTGGAAGCCTCACTACCGGCCATCGTTCGAGGGCTACAAGCATGTTCTGGTGTTCACCGACGGGGATGCACCCGGCCGGGAGTTCGCCGCCAAAATCACGGGTCTTATTCCGAACGCAATCGCCGTCGATTGCGGGAACGGGCAAGACGTAAACTCTCTATTCCAATCCGGAGGCGTTGAAGCAGTCCGGGAAAGGTTACCCAAAATTGACTGACAAGATCACGGTGTACTCGAAGCCGCAATGCCCCCAGTGTGATGCCACGAAGCGTTACCTAGACAAGAACGGGGTGCGGTACACGGTTGTAGACCTCGCCACGAACCCCGAAGCACTTGACCATGTAAAGAACACGCTCGGGTATTCCCGTGCCCCGGTTGTTGAAGCAGGAACCAATAACTGGTCCGGGCACAATCCGACATTGCTAAACATGTTTTGTGTTGACGGGTATAACCTACCCCCGGAGGGTGGGCAGAATGGCTAGATCGCCGGCGTTATTCGCCACCGAAACCGAACTATCCCAACTCCTGGCAATCCCTGTCGAGGACGTGAAAGCACTCAACCTTAACCGTGTAGGTACTTGGTTCCCGTACATGGCGAAAGGTCAGCCGCTTTACTCGGTTCGGCAGGCGCGGGAAAAGCTACGGGCACAAACGTTGAAAGATATGGGTGAGTTGTGACTATCGGATTCGACATACGAGAGGGGTACGAAGAGTACATCGCCGTAGACGAGTCTTACGTGAATAGCGACACTGACTTGGTAAACCATCCCGGCCACTACCAAACCGAAAACGGTTTGGAAGCCATCGACGTGATCGAATCATTTGACCTTAACTTTCACCTCGGGAACGCGGTCAAATACATTCTCCGAGCCGGAAAAAAGGACTCGTACATTCAAGACCTGGAAAAAGCTGTCTGGTATCTCGAACGTGAAATCGAAAGGGTAAACAATGGCTGAGCTAATTGCACAAGTTTGGCTAATCGGATGGGTAGCCATCGCGGTAGCAATCACCGCCGGAGTCCTCGTAAAACTCCGGCGCGGAACATTCACCCAAGACGACGTATTCGACACCTGGTTTCGTCTCATGGTCGCACTGTTTTGGCCGCTACTGATCGTGTCCGGGATCGTCGCCGTCATCACCCTGGCAGCCGTTACCGCGTGGGAAGAGAGAGCTAATGACTGAAACCGTAGTAATCCTCCCAGATTTGCACTACCCCGTAGTGCAGCAAAAAGCAGTGAACGCGGCAATCAACTTTATCGGCCAAATCCAGCCCGATAGCGTCATTCAAATTGGTGACATTCTTGATATGCCGCAGCCGTCCAGGTGGACCAAGGACACCCGCGCCGAGTTTGAGGGCAGCGTCTACGACGACGCCGAAGACTGTAAGCGCCGATTCCTCGCCCCGCTCCGGGAAGTCTACGACGGGCCTATCGGTATTCACGAAGGCAACCACGACGAGCGTTCCCGTGTCTATATGGAGCGGGACGCTCCCGCTCTGGCGAAGACTGACATGTTCAACTTTGACAAGTTGTTGGACTTTGACGGGTTCGGGGTTGACCTGTTGCCAGAGTTTTACGACATCGCGCCTGGCTGGGTTACCACCCACGGTCATCGGGGCGGTATTCGTCTCAACCAGAACGCCGGCATGACAGCACTCAACGGCGCAATCCGGCTTGGTAAGTCTTTGATTCACGGGCACACCCACCGTGCCGGTATCTGCTCCCGAACCCACGGACTCGGGGGCCGGGCCGAAACCCTAACAGGTGTAGAGGTTGGTCACATGATCGACCAAACCAAAGCCGGATATCTCAAGGGCGGAACAGGTAATTGGCAGCTAGGGTTTGCGGTCATCGAAATTGATGGCAAACACGTCAAACCCCAACTCGTGCCCATCACCCACAACAGGTTCGTTTATCAAGGGGAGGTGTTCAAGGTTTAATGGTATTCGATAAAGCAACATACGAGAAACTAGCAGGCCCTATCAAGCGGGCCTCAAAATCTATCCTGGCGGAATGGCCAGACCTGCTAGATCCGTCTGAAATCGAATCCGAGCTGTACGTGGAAGTACTACAATCACCAAAGACCACCGACTTTCTGGTTAATGCCCCCGCTGACGAACAACGAAAAGTCCTCTACTACATGGCGGATCGTATATGTGCGAAAGAACGATCCAGATACGAGCACTTCAGCGGCCAATACCACTACTCGGTGGCAGAAGCTATCAAGCTAGCAGAAGACATTCTAGGTGAACCTCTAGACGAGTATGAATGCCCCTCGGTGAGCGCGAGTAACACAGCAGACTTTTCGTGGGCATTGAAGCAGCTGCAAACCGATTACCCGGAATACGCGGAACTGTTTACACAAAGGTACGTGTACGGTGTTTCGTTTGGTAACTCGTCGGATCGAGGGCGCTTATCCCACGCCCGCGCGAGGTTCACCGATTTTATGAACATGAACCGTAGACAGCGGGAAGCTATGCACGCCCAAGGCCCAGGAACCAGACCAAGAATCCCTGGGGGTTATGACCCTTACGAGGGGGATTGGGATTCAGAATTCACCCTACACGGGCAAGGAGGGCACAGTGCCGGTGGCTAGATACCAGAATCCGACAGTCAGTTTTGACGGTGATGAGTGGACTGTTGAGTTCCCAGGTGGGGAAGTGATCGACATTCCAGACGACGATTTGCAGCCGCTTGAGGATGAACGATTGTTTTATGCGGCTGTGCTCGCTATCTACAAACACAAAGAAGGTGACGCGTGAGTGTGGGTGTTCGCTGGATGCTCAGTCTCGCCCTGGTGGCGGGGTTTCTATTCCTTTTGTGGATTGACTCGGAGGGTGGCCCGAAGTGACTACCGCCTACGAGCGTGCCGCTCGACTAGCTAACGGCACATGGTGGGAACTACCAGATGATGACACCGAAGAGGTAGAGCCGGACCCTGATTCGGCTTATGACCGATACCGAGAGGACCAAGACCTGTGACTGACCCGTTCGCGGCGGCACTCGAAGAAAACCAGAACGACAACAACGCTTTTGAAGCACCTACCAAGGAGAAGCCTGTGGCAGACAACACCAACGATTCCAAGCTGACTGTGACCCTGAAGGGCGGTTCCGGGTTTGACGCCCCGTGGATTGTGCTTCACGGCGCTACCGTGGCAGAGCTTAACGACCAGCTCACCGACGAAGGTCTTAAGGCTCTGATCGAGCAGACCCAGAAGGTAGGCCAGTTCTTCGCCGGTCTCGGAAAGACCAGCGGCGGTGGACGCCCGCAGGCGTCCGGGGGCCAGCCCGGACAGCCGGCAGGCTCTAACGGTCCCCGCCCCACCGATCCGCCGTGCCCTGAAGGCTGGACCTACAAGGAGGGTATCGGCAAGACGGGTAAGGCGTGGCGCGCGTTTATGCCGCCGAAGGGATCCAGCGAATCTCCGCAGTGGCTCCGATGAAAAAACTTGCAGCAGCACTAGCGGCTATAACCTGCACCGTGGGGGCGGGTGTAGCGCCAGCCCAGGCACAAGAAGCGCCTATCAACTGTGAGTCCAACCAGTTCGCGGCGGGCGGCTACCCGCTCGCTAACCGAGTCCCGGACGGGTATAACCTCATCCCTTCCCCCGGAGGGGTGTTCTCCTGGGAAAACGGCGGGTACAACCACGGGCAGGATACAGGCGCGGCGAACGGCGAAGCCCTTATAGACGAGTTCGCGGAAGCCTGCCCAGACACCGAAATTCTTGTCAAAGGGCATTCGTACGGTGCTGGTGTAGTTCACGTGCTAGCGGTCAATCTAGACGGCAAAGACTACGCCGACCGGGTGCGGGTGTACCTGACCGGGAACCCGCGCCACCCTGGCGGGGTAGACGACACCTGGCAAGGGTTCACACTAATGCCGGGTGTCACATTCCGGGGTGCACTGCCAACGCCCCAGAACCTTGCATCGTTCGTGGACGTGTGCAACCCGTACGACGCAATATGCGCCATGCCGCCGTGGTACGCGCTATTCGATGTGGCCCAGGCAGTGTTCGGGTACTTGTTCGGTGCTCACTCGTATCCGGGCGCACCGGACTGGGGATACAACAACTGAATCCGCAAGACCCTTGGGAGGCCCGGAATTATCCGGGCCTCCTATTGCCCTACCCCGCGGGGTAGGGTATAGTCATACTTATCAACTAAGCGCCATCCGCTACCAAAGGAAGTGATCGTGATGGCACGGGAAAACCTCACCCAGGAAGACGCACTCAAACTCATTCTCGCCTGGCTCGTGCTGTGCGCGACAATGCTGGCGGCAATGTATCTGGTCGTATCACTCCCGGGGGTTTGGGAATGGGTAGGGGTGGCTGCGGTGACAGTTGTGATCGCGGCTATCGGATTCACTACTTCACACACAAACGACGACACAGACGAGGCTGGTAACCCGAATGAATTTGAATGATATTTCCGATTTCATGCTGGCAGGAGGGCAACATGTGCCAGGACATCCGAACTGGACACCCTCACCTTTCGAGGTTGACCAGTACATTTCCAGGGTTGAGTCGGAGCTTGAAGAAACCATCGCAGCTACCTGGGGATCGCCAGAAGACTACGTGAGAGCTGAGCTTACCGGGGAAACGTTTAATGCTATCCCGGACGTTCCCGAGGTTGTGGACGGGTTTCTAGATATTGCGTATGTCGCTTTTACGGGCGCTTTGAATGTCGCCGGCCTGGAAAAGACGCGGGAAGCGTGGCTAGCCATCGTGGACGCGAACCTAGCCAAAGTAGACGGTCGTCACGGGGAGGTTGTTACCGACCCGGACACAGGAAAGATTCTCAAGCCTGAAGGCTGGCAGGCACCCGATATTGAAAGGATTCTAGGTAAGTGAGCGAATATTGGGTTTTGTATTCAGGTGTCGGAACCGATGGCGGATTTGGGGACTACGCGCCGCCTTATTGGGATGAAGACCCTGTAACCGTGAACGGCAAAGTGGTTTGGTTCGGCACCAAAGAGGAAGCAGTACAGGCAGAGGAAACCCTTAACGACTTGGCTTCTACCGCGTTTTATGAGCACGGCGAGCACGACAAGTACGACGGGCTTTTCCCGGTTGAGTACGAGGCCCGAAAGATTGTTGTCCCCAACAGTCATGTTTCTACCGTCAAGGTGGTTGGGGCTATCGCGGACGAGTGCCAGAGCTACTGGCAGTACGCGGTCGGATGTGGGGAGGATTACGAGTGTGACGAGGAATGCTGCAAAGAGGTGGACGAGTGAAACAGCACAGGGTAGACGAAGCAGCCCAACTAATCGGCTTCATTATGTCCCGTTGGGATATGGCAGGACGCCCGGACATTGAGGGCGGAATTGATATGCACATTGCCCGCGAACTGGCGGCAAAGGGGGTTATTGCCGCGCGCTCTATTTACGAACAGTTTGAAAAGTCTGTGCATGGGCTGCTGAGCGCGGTAGAAGAAAACCCCGAGTTCACTACCGAGGCGCACGCCGAGTATGTCGCGTCCCAGCTTTGGGGGGAGTACGAGGTAGCCCAGAGAAAGGATAACGAGTGACCCTATCCCCAGTGAACTGGAATCGAGTTCCCGACGAAATGGATCTAATGATCTGGGAACGGTTGACCTCTAATTTTTGGCTCGATTCCAGAATCGCCCTATCGAACGATCTTAAGTCGTGGGGAACCCTGAGCCACGACGAAAAACAAGCCACAATCAAAGTGTTCGCGGGACTCACCCTGCTAGACACCCTCCAAGGCACCGTGGGTGCCGTGGAACTAATCAAGGACGCACAAACCCCACACGAAGAAGCGGTACTGTCCAATATCGTTTTCATGGAAGCGGTACACGCTAAGTCGTACTCGTCTATCTTTTCCACGCTGTGCTCGTCTAAGGAAATTGACGAGGCATTCGCCTGGGCAGAATCCAACAAGTGGTTGCAAGCCAAAGCCCGTCGAATCCAAACCCACTATGAGCACTCGGACCCCGAGACAAAAAAGATCGCCTCAGTCATGCTGGAATCGTTTCTATTCTATTCCGGGTTCTTTATGCCTATGTATTGGTCATCACGCGCGAAGCTCACCAACACCGCAGACCTTATCCGACTCATTATTCGAGATGAGGCCGTGCATGGGTACTACATCGGGTACAAGTTCCAGCAGTCAAAGTTTGTGCAGTCGGAGCTTGCCCACTTCGAGGTAGTTGCGGGGGAACTTCTGCTAAAGCTTTACGATATCGAGCTGGAGTATGCACGAGAGATCTACGATCCTCTCGGACTCACCGAGGAGGTTACGAAATTCCTGAAGTACAACGCCAACAAGGCGATGGCGAACCTGGGGTTTGATCCTGTGTTTCCCCCCGAGGAGACGCGGGTTATGGCGTCGGTGTTGTCTGCTCTTGACCCAGGGGCAGGGGAAACCCACGACTTCTTCAGTGGGAGCGGAAGCTCCTACGTAATGGGAAAGACGGAAGATACTGAGGATGGTGACTGGGATTGAAATTCGAAGAACTAGCAAAGCGCATTCAAGGCGCTCGAATAGTAAGCGCAGACGGCGGAACACTCGTACTGGATAACGAAATGGAGTTAGAGCTTTACGAATCCAGCTGGGATTGTTGCGCCACAGCGTTTGGGGAGTGGTCCCCTCTAGAACTTGAAGCAGGCATCACCAACGTTACTAGGTCTGCCACTGAGGAATGGGACGACGGTGACACTTTTGGTGCAGTCGCAACACTAACTGTCTTACACGGAAACCAGGCGCTTGCTACCGCTGAAATGTCAGCCAACGCGGGTAACGGTGGCTACTACTTTTCTATCCTCAGTCTGCGCGTTAAGACGCCTCGCGGGATCGTTGCGGATGGGGAAATTCTTAGCTCTTACGGCGACACAGGAGAGGACGGCTGGCAATGATTTTTGAACCGAGTGTGAAGCTCATCGCACACACTGTGCTAATTACCGACGAGGAGATTCCTACTGAGGACTACGACGACACTCTTTGCGGTATGGCGCTTGACTTTCGTCAAACAAGTTCTGACGAGCTGGCAGAGTTTGCAGGCCGATCCTGCTACCAGTCTTTTCACAAGCCGAACGAGAAGACCCGAGAGAACAAGGACTACCTGGCGAACATTCTCCGCCAGGGACACGAGTCGGTGCTAGAGCACGCCTCAGCCACGTTCTACATCGAGGGTGTATCTCGTGCGCTCACGCACGAGCTGATCCGGCACAGGCACCTTAGTTACTCGCAGTTGTCTCAGAGGTTCGTGGACGAATCGGAAGCCGAGATTGTTGTACCACCCGCTGTAGAGGATGCGGGTTTCAGCGAGGCGCTTAGCCTCGCCATGACCGAGGCAGGGTTTTGGTACAAGGATCTTGTATCGGATCTCCAGGCGTCGGGCTACCCGCGCAAGCAGGCGCGGGAAGCAGCACGAGCGGTCCTGCCGAACATGACTGAAACCAAGATCGTGGTGACCGGCAATATGCGGGCATGGCGCGACGTGATTAAGCGCCGCTATACGATGGCAGCGGATGCCGAGATTCGGAAGGTTGCCGGGTTGATTCTTAGCGAGCTTCGCCAGCTCGCCCCGAACAGCTTCCAGGACATTCCTGAAGAACCGCAGTAATGGAACTACTGTACTTTTCCGCCTCCGGGGTCACCAAGAGACTGTGTGAACCACTAGGCGGGAAACAGATAGACCAACACAACGGGGGACCGTACATCTTAGCTGTACCGACGTACGGTTCCCCCCGTACTGGCGGCTACATTCCCTCTAAGGTCCGGGCTTTTATCGACCATGCGGGGGACCGCCTCAAAGCGGTCGTAGGTATTGGTAACCGGAACTTTGGTGCAGATTTTTGTAAAGCCGCGAAAGACATTGCCGCCGAACAAGGCGTGCCAATCTTGGCACTTATAGACCTGGTTCCGAACCAAGACCAGTTAGACACCATCAAACACTTCCGGGAGGAACCTTTGGAAACGTATTACGATTTGAATGCTGAGCTTAACCTGTACGACGAGAACGGGAAGCTGCAACTCCACAAGGACAAGGAAGCCGCCAAAGCGTACTTTCTTGAGCACGTCAACCCCAACACCGTGTTTTTTCACTCGCTCGCTGAGAAGTGGGATTACATGGTCGATAACGGGTACTGGGAAGATCTTCGAGTCTCAGACGATAACTTGTACGGATACGACTGGGACGAAATCAAGGGGCTGTTTAAGGCCGCGTATGCGCGTCGGTTCCGGTTCCCCACGTTTGTAGGGGCATACAAGTTTTACACCGGGTACGCCACCAAAACCTATGACGGCACCCGTTATCTGGAACGGTTCGAGGACCGTGTTTCAATGGTCGCTTTGTCGCTCTCCAAGGGCGACATCGGTAAGGCGCACGAACTTATGGAAGCGATTATTTCCGGGGCGTTCCAGCCGGCAACCCCCACGTTCCTCAACGCGGGACGCGCTAACTCTGGTGAACTCGTGTCGTGTTTCCTCCTACGTGTCGAAGACAACATGGAGTCGATTGGGCGTGCAATCAACTCGTCTCTGCAATTGTCTAAGCGTGGTGGCGGGGTGGCTCTACTACTGTCGAACATCCGCGAAACAGGTGCGCCCATCAAGAACGTGGAAGGCGCGTCCTCTGGTGTGCTGCCGGTTATGAAGCTGCTAGAGGATTCGTTCTCCTACGCGAACCAGCTCGGCGCTCGCCAAGGCGCGGGCGCGGTGTACCTGCACGCCCACCACCCCGACATCCTCAAGTTCCTTGACACCAAGCGCGAGAACGCGGACGAAAAGGTTCGAATCAAAACCTTGTCCCTCGGCGTCGTGATCCCAGACGTGACGTTCGAGCTGGCTAAGGCGAACGAGGACATGTACCTGTTCTCGCCTTACGACGTTGAACGCGAGTACGGTCGCCCGTTCGCTGACATCACAATCAGCGACGAGTATGAAAACCTGGTAGAGAACCAGGCTATCCGTAAGACCAAGATCAACGCACGAGAGTTTTTCAAGACCCTCGCAGAGGTTCAGTTCGAGTCCGGGTATCCGTACATCATGTTTGAGGACACGGTGAACGCGGCGAATCCCATCGCCGGCAAGGTCACTCACTCAAACCTGTGTAGCGAGATTCTTCAGGTTTCCACCCCCTCAGAAATGAACCCGGACCTTTCCTACGCCGAACTTGGCCGGGACATTTCCTGCAACCTCGGATCACTCAACATCGAGCGGGCCATAGACGGCGATATTCCGCTAGGTGAGCTGGTGGAAACAGCGGTGCGCGCACTTACAGCCGTGTCTGACAACACAGCCATTGACGAAGTGCCCACGATTAAGCGAGGCAATGACGCCTCGCACGCTATCGGTCTTGGGCAGATGAACCTTCACGGTTTTCTTGCCAAGAACAAGATCGAGTATGGCTCTGAGGAAGCTCTGGAGTTTGTGGATGCGTACTTCCGCACGGTTCGGTTCTGGGCACTTCATGCTTCGTGTGTGATTGCAGCAGAGCGTGAGCAGGCGTTCGAGGGGTTCGAGTACTCGGATTACGCAGATGGCTCCTTCTTCGACCAGTACCTGGTAGAGTCGCCTCGTATCAAGTCGGACAAGGTGCAGCGTCTACTGGACGACAACGGAATTCGGGTGCCTTCAGCGATTGACTGGAAGTATCTGAAGGCGGACGTAATGGTAAGCGGTCTGTACAACGCCTACCTGCTGGCTGTGCCTCCTACGGGGTCTATCTCGTATGTCAACGGTAGTACGTCATCTATCCACCCCGTGACATCTCCTGTGGAGATTCGCAAGGAGGGCAAGATGGGGCGCGTCTACTATCCCGCACCCGGTCTTTCCGAGGATACGCTGCCGTTTTACGAGGACGCTTACAGCCTCGGCTGGAAGCCGCTGATCGACACGTACGCGGTCGCAACCAAGCACACCGACCAAGGGCTTAGCTTGACAGTGTTCCTGCCCTCGGACGCGACTACACGGGATGTTAACCGTATGCAGGTGTACGCCTGGAAGTCGGGAATTAAGAGCCAATACTATCTCCGCCTACGTCAGACATCGCTAGAGGGCACGGAGGTGGATTCCTGTGTCAGTTGTACCCTCTGAAACGTGGAAACCCGTTTACGGTTTTGAGGGGTTCTACGAAGTTTCGGACCACGGGCGTATTCGTTCCCTGGATAGGGTGGTTCAGAGGTCCCCGCACCCTCAAACGATCCACGGACGAGTGCTCAAGGGCAGTACCGCGAAATCCGGACACATTCAAGTGTGGCTAAAGAACGCGGGCAAGGGGAAATCCAACTACGTACACCGAATCGTGTACGAGGCGTTTATTGGTCCGATCCCCAAGTGCCTGGAAGTCCGGCACATGAACGGGATTCCAGGGGATAATCGGCTGGTGAACTTGCGAATTGGAACACGCAGGGAACAACGATTAGATGACATCCGCAATGGGGTTCACCACCAATCGAAACAGACACACTGCAAGCGGGGGCATCCGCTAGTTGAACCGTACCTTGAGCCGCGTAGGTTGAGTCAGGGGTACCGCATTTGCTGGCCTTGCAAGCTCGGGAGCATGGCTAAGCGCCATCGAGGGCTAGACGAGGCCGGAGTTAAGGCGTTGGCAGACGAACGTTTTGAGTCCATGAAGAATGGTACCTGGAAACCTAAGCCGCGCCGCAACAAAATATAACCTACACGGAAAGGAAGGGCACACAATGACCCCGCTTCAATTCGAGCTAGCAACCCAAGCCGTGTCGGAGACGCTACACGGCACTTTTGATTTCACCGAGGAAGAACGCACCGAGTATGTGAACGATCTTTGCCGGGACGTGGTTCAGAACATGATCGACACGGGCCTTTTTCCGTCGAACGAAAAGAAGCTCAATCCCCAGGACGTTCGGGAGATGAGGGCCGCGCACAAGCGTGGCACCAGTCAGGCAGACCTAGCACGGCAATTCGCCGTCAACTCCGCCACAGTTTCCCGAATCGTTCGGGGAATCTACTTTTAAGGAGCCATCTTGAGCGCCTTTTATCAGTCGGAATCGTTGACAGTGTACAACGGCGACGTTCTAGACGAGCTGCCCAAGCTCGCACCTGGAAGCATTGACAGTGTTGTCACATCGCCTCCGTATGCGATGCAACGCGCCTCGACGTATGGCGGGGTGCCAGAGAAGGAATACCCAGGCTGGACCGTGGCGTGGATGAACGCACTCAAACCAGCGTTGAAGGACGGCGGCTCCGTCATGCTGAACATCTCCCCCCACGTCAAAGGGGGTATGCTCGCAGACTACGTACTACGCATGAGACTCGCGCTCCGCGCAGACGGATGGTTCGAGCACGACGAACTCGTATGGCACAAGAAGAACCCAGTCCCGACCGGCCCGAACTACAGGCCGCAACGTGCATGGGAATCCATCTTCTGGTACTCGCGCACCCCGAAAGCGTGGGCGGACCCCCGGCGCAACGGGCATGAGCCGAAGTGGGACGTTGGCGCGAAAGCAAACGGTCGCGCCGGACGGATGGGATGGAACCACCATGTCGGCGGAGGTGGCGAGTACCGAGAGGGTAGGACTCGTTGTCGCAACGTGTTCTCGCTCGCCACTGGCGGGGGTCAGGATACGGGGGGGGGTCACCCCCCGCCGTACCCGATCCAGTTGGCCGATTGGGTTATGAAGATCAACACTCCCGATGGTGGAACAGTTCTAGACCCGTTCGCGGGATCAGGCACAACAGCAGTCGCAGCGTTGCGTAACGGGTTCCAGTCTGTCGCCATCGAACGCGAACCAGAGTACGCGCAGATGATCGTGGACAGATTCAATACAGAAGTCGAGAAGCAATCAGATGCTTTGTTTTAACCAACTCTGAAAGGAAGGGTGAATGGTGCGAACCCTGACACACCAGGTAAACGATG